TTACCACATCTTGCTCTACTGAACCATCATTGAATAAGTTTAATTGTTGAATACCCACTTGGAATTGACCAGCTGTTGGGTATTGGTAGTGTAGCATATCCTCAACACATTGTACAAGCGTTTGCTGCATTGGTCTTAACACCGTATTGGTAAATAGCAGGTATGCATCTATTACTTCTGCCCTACCACCTAATTGCCCTTCGGTTTTAATACCCAATATCATGGGGGATGTTATACGATGCGCTGTTAATATCTTTTGCTGAACCATATCATTTAGCTGCATATAGTATTCATCAGTTCCATTTGATTGTATTGGCTCTATTTTGGGTGCATTTTCAGGTGAGTCCACATCCATATAAATTAAACTACCTGCGTTATTTGTCCCAGCATATTGGTTTCTTAGCATTGACTCGATTTCCATACGCTGGTCTGGGTCAGCATTTAAGAAGGTTGTTATGGCCAATGATGGCGTTAAACCATTCCTTAAATTGTTAGCATGAAAATTATCCGTTTCAATGTCTACCTCAATCACCCTCAGAGCACCTGCATAGTCTGGGAGTGGGTAGTATTTTTGACCAGGCTTATATGGGTTGTAAACATATAATTGCTTGGGTTCTTCAAATGCCCTTTTGGGGTTAAAAGTTGGGAGGAAGGGCAGTTCTTCAAAGGTGCCGGCACTTTGATACTTGTTGTAAATCCCTCCTCCAATGCCATATTTGTATTTTTCAGCCCATTCATCGCTGATATAATAACCTGGTATTTTGCCACTTGCGGTCTTTTCTTTTGCTCTTATCCATGAGTAGTCTACATGATATACTTCACTTATTCTACTTCTGTCTTTTGACCATATCACCTCAAGCGCATATCCACCATATAATTTGTAATCTAATGCTATTTTCTTATATATGTCATTCCATGTTTCTTCTAAATTAGCATGGTCTAACATATGGGTATGCCCTTCATCACATACCAAGCCTTCGCCTATCACACCTTCAACTACCGCATTAACGCAGGTATTATGGATGCTGGAGTTGTTGTATAAGTATATTAAAAACTCAGGAAAATCATTATACATCCCATATTTGTAAAACTCGCCTGCATTTTGCTCTACCGGGAATATCCTATCATCAGCGTTTTGGCTGTAATTTATCTTACTAAACTTGTAATTTTGTTTTGCTTTTTCCATCTTATATAAATATCTTTAATTGTTTTTTGTTACATAATATCCACGCTCATTTGAAGAAACATATCTTACAAAGCTTCCACTTTCATTGGCAGAATAGTAGCGTGTGTATGAACCGGTTTCATTGCCTGATGTATAGGTATTAAATACGCCATTTTCATTTGCACTTACATAGCGCGTAAATGAGCCTGTTTGATTGGCATCTACATAAGTAATAAATTGCGGGTCATTACTACCACTTACGAATATTCTTAGTGTATCAATAGGTGTATTTACAAATCCAGCCGAGTCCCAACTAAAATTTGCATCGTTCCAAGCTATACCACTACCATCCCATGTCAATAAATCAGCATCTGCATAATATGTATCCACTAAATACCACCCACTTGCAGCAGGTACATATGAAGCTGATATTTGCGTTATTAAATAAGGGGTATTTTGCGTTGATATTACCTCCCCAATTAATTCAATAGCATTTTGGTTATACTCCGATGACCCGCTAAAGTAAATAGCTGTTGGCAAGACCGTTGGTGGCGCATCTGGCAACCAAGCTATTGTATTTATTTGCTGTGACTTATTTAAGAGCATATATTATATTCGGTTTATCTGAACGATATTTCATACATTATGGGCTATAATTTGGGTTATTGAGTGATATATCATACAGGTTACATTGCAAAAAAAAAGGGGAGAGCTCACCACCCTCCCCCGATATAAACAATGAAAATAAAAAGTTTACGCTGGTCCGAATGCTGACCCGGTTTGTATGGTCAATCCATTCAGCAATGCTGGTAACCCAGCATATGTGGATGCGGACAGGAACAACGCTGGTTCAGGTTCACGTGACACAAAGGTTAATGCGTATCCGTTTCTATCATTAAAGCCGGTGCCTGAGCCTCCAGCTGATGTAGTTAAGGTTACTCCATTATCTCTGCCCACATAAATGAACCTTGAGGTTGCATCTGTGTTGTTAGTCTCAACAATCATTTTGATATTTGGGTTGCCTGAGAGTAAACGAATTTGGTTACGAGTGGACACTTGCATTTTGAAGAATACTGCGTTAGTAGTAGTCTCATATACAATAGTTCCATTTTCCGGTGTTACCGTCATCGTTTCAGCATAATCGCTGGTTTCTCTGAACAACTCAAACTTAAAAAACGAACCGCTACCCGTTAATTGGGTTATCAACCCTTCGGTCGGTGCAACAACGGCTGTTACTGAACCGCTAAGGATGAAGATATTTTTGATTGACCCGATGTTATCGCGGCAACCTAATGTATATCCTGATGTAATCTGACAAGGTGCTGGCATGTGTTTTTCCTTTTAATTGTTAAGCTAAATCGTTACTTACCCAAAACTCTGGATATGCTATATTCACACCAAGTTTAGTTGCTATTCTATGCCGTAAGGTATCAGTATTGATATCATACCACAGTTGGAATTCACTAAAATCGGATAATAGGTCTGTTCCTACAACGATTTGTTTGGAAGGACCGAATACAACCCTGTTTGAACCTTGCAAGCCAGTTGTTCCCACTACCTTAACATTTGGCGAGAATGGGTATGCCATTTCGTATAGGTTAGGACGGTTGGTTACTGCGCCTGGATCGAAGTAGAAGTTGTTTGCGCTTCGTAGTGCTGTGATATAGCTACGGAAGTTACTAACACTCATAAAGAATGTCAAGTCCTCACGATTTGCTACATCTGCCGAAGAAGATTGTATCATCGCATCCATTGTGTTCAAAATGTTAGCTGGTACTACTGATGTTACAGTCGAAGCAACTACCCCAGATGTTGAGCCTGTGATAATTCTATTCAAACCTGATATATTACAAGTTCCACCAAAGGTAGAGGCCGAACCACTAACTTGCTGCCATAAGAACAAATCGTTTGCTTTTTGGAATTGATTTACTAACAGTTGCGAATACGCATCTGCCAATGCCCATGTTTCGTTGTATGAACCCTTACCAATAGATGAAATGCCTAAATACTTCTTATCCAAGTCTTTTAAGCAAAGGGCATCAAATGATGTGCGAGGACATACTTCAATGTTTCTTTGTGAAAAGGTAGCCGAACCTGCAGCAGATGACACGCAAGTGGAGTTATTCATTGTAATAGAGACATCAAATAGATTGATTGGCTCTTGGAACTTAACGCCCTCTTGAACGGTCACATACTCTACGGTTGAACCACCATATACCATTTTTAATACGAGCTCTCCTGCGAGCTGGTTATTAAAATCTGCTAATGCTGTTGTTACTAGTGCCATGTGTTTTTTCTTTTTTAATTAGTTGATTTTCTATTTTTGATTAACTCTCTCATCATTGCGTAGCGTTTAACATCTACAATGTCATCTGCAGGCTTTTCAAGTGAGAATGATTTTTTAGCCGGAATGGTTTTTTCAGCGGCTGGTTCAGCAGACATCTTTTCCATTTTGGTTTTCAATTCTGCCATTTCTTTCTTAACGAACTCCATTTCGCTTTTGATTACCTCTGCAATAGCCTCTGCAATTTGTGGGAATGTTATAGTATCTTTTACTTCTTCACCCTCTGCTGCAAGTTTAACTACCTCTTCGGTAACCGGATTTGGTGTTGGATTTGCTGATGTTTCAGTAGTAGTATTGGTCTCTTCAATAGCTGGAGGAGTTACTTGCTCGGCCAATTCGGCTTCTTTTTCCAACTCTACAACGACACCACCCTCAGTTTTGATTTTGATGCCACCTTCAAGCACATGGTAACCGTCTGGCGCTGCCAACTCTTGTCCTTCTGCTGTTCTAACTGTTACTGCCTTACCTAATTCTAATGCTTCACCTTCGAATACGAGTGTAAAAGCACCATTTATATCTTTCAGCTCACCAAACGCCATTTTATCCTGCAAATTGAAGTAACTTTTTACGAGCTCTTTTAATTTATTTGCGTTCATAATTTGTGTTTTTCTTGGTTATTTAATTAAATCTATCTATAAATATCATTTGCTATTGGTTCGCAGCCTGCCTCTTACGAGCCAAAATGCGCTCATAGCATACCTTTTCAAAGGCTGGTGATGTATATGTGTTGCCGGGTACATTACCTTTTAGTTTTGCCATACAATCGGAGAGTTCTTCAGGTGTTACGCTTTCAAGCTCTTGGAATGTGTCTTTTTTAATTTGTTCGTATATTCTATACTGGTCTATATTGCTTTTCATTTTGCCTTCATATAATTGGTTATAACAAATGGCGGCTGCTTGTGTATCTTTCATTCCCTCACCCTCTAAAAAGCTGATGCAGCGGCCTATAAATTGCTCTTTTTCTTCGTTTGGTTTTGGTGTGGGTATCGGCATGTCTTATATAAATATCATTGGTTTTTTATGCCCTACCACCA